TCAAAGGGTAGTTTGGAGTAATATATACTTTAGTATATATTAACATGAAAGTGTACCTAGACCCTTTTGATACATTTTTTAAACCAAATCCCCACCTCATATACCGAACCTTTGGCAATTGTATACCTTGCCTTGTTTAACCAATAAAGGTAATTTTCTTGGTCAATGTAAATCCTAAATTTTTTAGGAAATCCCATAATTGCCTTGAAATCATTAATCCCAAGAGGATACCCATCGGGTCTAAATTGCCTATCTGCAGGTCTTAAAGTTAGAGGTGGTTTATCTAATTCTAATCGATATACTCCCGGGAGAGTACTCATCTTTGCAGTTTTAATGGGCCATTTCTT